TTCTACCGCAAGTATCAGGATATCCCGAACGGCATGAAGTACGACAAGATTTTCACTCCTCGTTCTTGGAACGTGTTCAACATCGCCCAGTGCGATGACATTGAGCCGAGACGTAAGCCTGTTGCTCCAGTAGAAGGTGTGGGCGAATTCACACCGATTGACAAAGCTGAGAGAGTTTACAAAGAGCAGTACCCGAAGGACAATCGTCCAAGCCTGTCTCATGGAGGAGAGCGTGCGTTCTACGTGCCGTCACGTCACCATGTGCAGATGCCGAATCCAGAGACGTTCGTCACCAACGACGATTACTACAAGACCCTGTTCCATGAACTGGTTCACAGCACCGGTCACGAAACAATCCTGAAGCGACTGGATAAGGTTGCGGCATTCGGAAGTGATGCGTACTCCAAGGAGGAGTTGGTTGCTGAGATTGGGAGTCAGTTCCTTGTAGGTCTCACTGGAATCAGCCCAAAGGATGATGAGCAGAATAGTCAAGCATACATCAATGGATGGGTTAAAGAGCTAAAGGATAAGCCAAAAATGGCCCTGTCAGCCGCGACCAAAGCGATGAAAGCTGTAGACTTCATACTGGACGAAAACGAGGAATCATGAGCATAGAGGAGCTACAGGAGCTATACGGATTGGAGTGGATTGACTATGTCGATTGCCTCTAGGAGAGCGTTAACATTCGTTCACATACTACGCACAATAACAAGGAGAGTCCTGCGTTATTACTATAGAAGTTCAATTAAACACATTAAGACATGATGAAAGCAACAGGAAAACAGCAACACTTTAGCCTTATAGGATTCGTTCCCTCCCCTATGCAGATGAAGATTCGGGATAGTGTTCGATTACTCTACACGAATATGCCGGGAGTCAACGTCGAAGGAGTCAGCGCAAGTATGGAGTTTGAATGCAAGAAAGATGGATTCAGAACCAAGGTCAAAATACACCTTACCATCACGACAGGCGTGGGTCCAAACCTAGTTCTTAGCTGTGATGTGCCAACAGCCATGACTCTTATGGATATGTATGGTCTGCGTCCCCCGTTTGATATGCTGGGACTGGAGTGCACTTTGTTGAGCAGAGATTACAAGAAATCGTATGAGATTCTACGGACTCGTACACAATAACTGGGAAGGTCCTACGTTATTACTATATAAACATTGAAACATGAATAGATACCACAAAAAAGAACTTTACCTCTATGGTAAGTCAATCCAATCAGGAGAATGGACGAAGCTAATTCTTTGCCGAACTGACTATGAGTTTAACTCTGGATACAACCACTTCCGAGATAAGAAAGAACACAGCGAATTCAAATGGGAGTCAGCGTAGTACGTTAACATCCATTAACAAACAGAGCACAATAACAGACAGCTGTCCGCGTTATTACTACAGAAGCAGTTTAATCTTTTAATTTAATTGACATGAGTAAATCTAAATTCACACCACAGGAAGCGTTAGCGCAAATCGAGAGCAAGCTCTTGGGAGATAACGAGTCACGAGAATCTATCGTGCTATCAGTATTAAGGCAAGAGGTAGAGAAGACCAAGGACCAATTCGGAGTCCCGAAGCTATGGGTAGATTTCCGAGAGTACAGGGTAGCTGTAAAACTAGCGTTGATTGCAGAGTTTCCGAACATTGTAGAGCTAATGGACTCTCTGCCTGTTTTGGATAAAGATGGCTGGGATGAAGACGGACCTCTCAAGCTAGCTGTAAGGGATTACAGGTTGGAAAATCCTAGTCAACTATGGTACAAGTCAAAGTTCATGGCGGAACTGAGTCGTATTGATTACGTATTGAATCATGAGTTGAAGCACACCAGTAGGTATCTCGCCAACGTAGACCGCTCACTCCGAGATATAGAGGAAGACATGAGGGACGAGGCAAAGGCTAACTTCAAACGTAGCGAATACCTGAATCGAATCAGTGCCGGAAGTTACGAAGTGAAGGAGAGCTTCATGGATACACTTGACAGCGTGGTCCTAAACGGAGTAATTGTCAGGCTCAAGAAGGATGATGACAACGTCTGGGCTTTAAGTATAGATGGTAAAGTTCTCACATGGTACGACACGCTTCGTGATGCTGTAATGTGCTTGGAAGAGCGGTTAGCCATGAATGAGAAGCGATGTATCGAAGAGGCCTTCAATGCTATCAAGAAAGGTGAGAGCGAAGGACCAGCTGTCACCAGCCGTGGCTTCTCAAGAGGGGAGTTTGAGATTCTCCTTGAGGTCAAGGGTTTATCAAAGCCCGATGTATCCAAGTTTCATGTTGTCAAGGGAGGTTGGAAAGTGTACGATGTTGTTGAGGCTAGCGAGGCTGAATCTCATGCCAGTGACATAGAGGTAGAAACGGTCACCTCTGGTGATGGTCTATCATACAGCGATGCAGAAGCGTTGAGCAATCATCTCAGGGACGCTAGGCGTAACGCATCGGCTATAAGCTTTCAGCAGAGTCGGGTTTCTGAGTTAGTAGCTTCCCTTGACGAAGCTGAACAAAAGCTCAAGGATTTGATGCACGCGAAGGCGATTATATCTCATCGCGGAGAAGAATGGGATGTGGTCTTAAACCCTAACCAACAGGTTAACATCCGTTAACAAACGACGGACAATATTTCAGAACTCGGTGCGTTCTAACTATAGAAACACCACAAAACAATTCATCATGATTAAAATCATTTTAACAACAGAAGACGGATGGGACTGCGCTCCCGCCATCATGGAGGTATCCGAGCTACTCCCACAGACTATTGAGATGCACCGCGAAATCCAGCATTGCAAGCGAAGCACGAGTGTGAAGGACATGCTCTACGACCTCAAGACATTCCTCAAAGACTTGCAGGATAGAGTAGACGGTTGCGTAGAAGAGTACGAAGGAGTAGAATTTCAAACCATTGAAGGCGAAGAGTCATGAATATCAACTGCAATTCCAAAGCGTTAATCCCAGACACAGCTCAGCTGACTGGAATGATTACGGAATACGAGGGAGGTTCAGCTAGTGCTGATAGCGTACTGGAGCTGTTCTCTGTGCTAATCCAAACCGGATTGGTGTGGAGTCTACAAGGCAGCTATGGTCGCACTGCTAGACACCTCATCGACCAAGGAAGTTTATCAGAGGACGGCACAATAACTCACGAGTTTCTTCCGTTCTAACTATAGAACCATTAATTAGAATATTATGAATCAGAACAAACTAATAGCAGAATTTATGGGTGCTGTCGGCACACCTAAATATAATCCTACGGAGTGGGATGTGTACATCACGGGGGGCTTAGACGTTGATTCAGATAATGAAAACGCACAGCATTTCTACACTCCCGAGCAAATGAAATACCACACCTCGTGGGATTGGCTGATGCCCGTGGTAGAAAAGATAAATCTTACGACTGACGAATGGGGAAATAACAATGAATTTACAATCGGTGACAGATTTGTATGGGTAGACCCACACATCGGAGATAGAATCTTTTTCAGCGGGAACAATCCCGAAGACAAGGCAGAACCAATGATATCTAAAGTGTATCGTGGGGTTGTGAGTTACATAGAACATATAAATTCAAAGTCATGAGTTACGAATCATTCAAGAACAAAGAGACATGGCTCCTCAATGTGTGGGGATACCTCGATGAGATTGCCAATGTGTGGATGGAAAACGAACAAGTCCACGAAGCAAAAGTCATGGAAATCTCACCGGAATACTGCAAGGACAGCTTCGTCATGATGATTGATGAAACCTTGAACAAGATTCCAAACGGAATCGTATCAGACTTCGTTGAAGATGCGATAAGCATCATTGATTGGAGGGAAGTCTGCGACCACGTGAAAGATATTGTTAGGGAGGAGCACAATAACTAAGACTCCTCCGGCGTTAGACAGATAGTTATAATTTAAACCCAATAGACATGAGTCAAGAAAACAATCGCACCTTTAACCTAAGTTCAAACCCCGCAACTAAGTCTGGTGTACTGAAAATCGAAATCGGCAACACCACGCTCTCCGTTACTACGCTCGATGGCATGAACGAAATCGTAGTGTTCAGCCATTCAGGGGACACCATCTCTGAGAGGAAATCTGTTACGGATTTTAGTGAGGTTATCCATATGATTTGGAACTTAGAAAAACTTTAAGCCGTGCACAATAAAGACAAAGACCACACGTTAGTGTATGTAGGATGGCTTGGAGTCATCATCATTTTAATCATCATAATCCTAGTCACATGAAGACTCAAGAAACAATCGGTGGCGTGTCCGCAACACGTCAATTCCAACTCCACGACAGCGAGACCGTATGCAAGCTGTTCCTTGGTATCTGTAAGACCTATGACCTCGGCAACATGACCGAAGGTGAGTTCGTTCAGAAATGCCTGATGCTCAACGACGATGCAGAAAACCTTGGCCTCGTAGATGATGCTCTAAAGGCTTGGGAATCATGAATGCAAGTAAAATGTTTAAAACTTTGTGCGCTAATCTGTTGAAAAGCTCACGAAAAATCTCGAACTTTACCCAACAAGCAAACGCCGAACGTGAAGCCTACAAGAACCTAGTAAGGCAACAGAGCGTACTGCTTGACGAGTACGAAGACCTATTGAAAGCCTATGAGAAGAACGACGAAGGTGCTGATAGCACTGCCCCTTCTGATACTAGCAAGCCTAGTTCAACCGATAGTATTCCTTCAAAGGAAAATGCTTGAATCAATCCAAGAGTTTATTGAATCCTAAATATCAGTTTAATGGAACACAAGTTCAAAACCACCAACATACGCGGAAAACAATACGTTGAAGTCAACGAGCGTATCAAATTCTTCCGGCAAGAAACCCAGTACAAAAACTGGACTATCTCAACCGAAGTAACCATGACAGATGACAGAGAAGAATGTATCTGTAAATGCATCATCGCCGATACAGAACAGCGAGTTATCTCCACAGGTCATGCACATGAAGTGAAGGCATCTAGTAACATCAACAGAACATCCTTCATTGAGAACTGCGAGACTTCAGCAGTGGGACGTGCACTAGCCATGCTCGGAATCGGAATCAACACTAGCATCGCATCGGCCAACGAGGTCAATGATGCAATTGCCAAGCAAAATTCTGACAAGCCCAGTAAACCAACAGTTAAGAGCAACAAGCAGGATTACGACAAGGCTATTACCTTCCTGAAGAGTGCTGAAGACCGAGCAGAAGCTTGGACTAAAATTGAGAAGCAATGCAAGACTAAGTTTACTGACGAGCAGTACAACAAACTTATCGAATACGTAAACGAGTAATGCTAAGTATCAAGCTCGCTGAATCTGTAGGCAAGGGACACCTTTCGTACAGCTCAATCAAGTATGCGCTTCAAGATATGAAGCTATGGGAGATGTACATGAGAGGACAGCTCTTTAAGGAGAGCGAAGCCCTGACCTTCGGTAGTATGTACGACTGCCTTCTCTTTACGCCGGAGGGCTTTGACAAGCAGTTCATGGTGCTCAATGATAGTACCAAGTGTGAGGAGATTGGTGGTCGTGCACCACGGATGACCAACAAGTACAAGGCTTGGGTCAAGGACTTTCAAGAGGAGGCCGACGAGAAGGGAGTAAAGCTCATCGGACAGGACGATTTCAAGAAAGCACAGGAGATGATTGAACGGCTCAAGGTGAGCGGTGTGATGGAGCAGTACCTCATCGGTGACTACCAACACGAGTTCAATCAGGAGATTAATGGTGTGCCTGTCCGAGGATTCTTGGACTGCCTAAACACGGAGTACATCAGTGACCACAAGACTACTCGCAGTCTATCTTCATTTAGGTACGCCGTAAAGGATTATGGTTACGACATTCAAGCTTACATCTACTGCAGTGTACTCGGTCTCGACAAGTTTTACTGGGTAGCCCAAGAGAAAGCTTACCCATATGCTATCGGAGTCTACGAGGCAAGCGAGGAAACTCTTGAGCGAGGTAAAGAAAAGTTTGATAAGGCTGTTGACAGAATCACCACGTACTTGGACAATAATATCCAAACAGATACGTTCTACATAAAAGCAACCATCTAATGACACCATATGAATACATAATCAAAGCGAACGCTCACTTCGGCCTAGACATAGGCGAGCCGTGTAAGTTTGGCGGTGCAACCTTCGATGAGCGGTGCATGGCTGCTTACTACGCAATCAAAGAACTGCATATGCCTTACAAAGACCTTGCTAAGGTTATGAATTCTGACAACATTGAACTGCGTTTGATGTGGTTGTTTGCAGATGGAAACATGGGAGTTGTACAATCCCGTAACCGGTACAAAGAGTTTAGTAAATCATTTAATTCATAAGGCCATGGCTGATAAGAACAACAACAACGTGTATGTGGGATACACTGAATCCCCACGAGTAACTCAGAAAATTAGCTTCACATTGGAGGAGCTTGACAACCTGAAACAGTATGCCACTTCGAAAGGGCGCGTGTATATCGAAGTCGTATCTCGTCCTGACCGAGAGGACAACCGCAGAATGAAAGTGTTCTGCTCTGTATACGACCCGAACGCACCGAAAGAGCAGAGCCGCTCACTAGACAAGCAGGTGTCTACAGAGGTTCCGTTCTAAGGATAGCAAGTAGGAAAGGTTTCTTGTTTTCCTTTCCTTAGAGGGGGGTTGTTAGGGATTGGTGTTTCTCCAGCCCCCCTCGTATGCTCTCGTAGCTCAGTTGGATAGAGCATCTGCCTTCTAAGCAGACGGTCACAGGTTCGATTCCTGTCGGGAGTACACCACCTTCCATGCATAGCTTATGCCGTAATTAAACTCAACCTTGTCGGGTGAGGTGGGATAACCAGTCTAGCTCCTTGTGGCCTGTATGGTAGGGTCACTAGATTTATCACAGGGGGCTGTATGATTAAGTCGGAGGCATATTGTGAAGGACATTAGCCGTTATGGTTATCAAAGACTGACTGCTGGAAAGACAGCTTGTATTCCTAGCTCAGGGGGGAGTGTGAGGCTATCCATCTCTGTTTTGCTCCCCCCACCCTAGGATGTATTGAATCAAATTAAACCACACATACATGAATATTTTTGAAGAGACATTTGAAGAGTACTGCCTGCAGATTGGTCACAGACCCAAGCGTAACAGGCACCGCCATAACGTTGAGATGAGGGCGGCTTTTGCCAACGGAGTTAATCCGTTCTTCCATCAAGCTGACATAGCAAACATTTGGAAGATGGAAAGGACAAGCGTGTATCATTACATCCGAAACCACGAGATGTACTACATGTCGAGCCCCGACTATCGACGATGGTTTGTTACTGCTTCTAAGATTGTTGACGAGAAAGTAGATAAAAAGGTACCTTTACAGGTGAGACCAGAAGGTAAACGTAAACAGAATACCTATGAGCAAATTAGTACAATCAAAGAAACCATTAACATCCTCGAAAGATTCCTCGAAAGATTCCAAGTCAGCATCCCGGGATGTGAGACCAAGTCACTACAAAACAGCGGGGAAGGAGGTCTACGAAATGATGAAGGACATTTGGGGAGCGGAAAAGTACATCGCATTTTGCGAGATGAACAGCTTCAAGTATCGAATGAGAGCGGGGAAGAAGCAGGGTCAACCCATCGCGACGGACATAGCGAAAGCGCAGTGGTATGAACAACAAGTAAAATCCCTGCGCAATGAAAAACAAGAAGGTAACAATATATCCAACAATTTATCGCACACAGGAGGCTCACATTACGACGTTAGACTATGTGCTAACGAGGATTAAAGACGGGAAGTCAAGCGATAAAGTACAGAAGGTTCGGGATGGGGACAAGAAGACTAAACAAGAGCTTCCGGCTGTTTGTTTTAGTGGTGTCTTCAAGAACGGAGTCAGGAGCGATGAGACACTGCAATATCACAGCGGTCTTATAGTACTAGACTTCGACCACGTAGATGCGGAGCGCGTAAAGATGGCACTTGCAGGTAACAAGTACATCCTGTCGTGTTGGGTATCACCCAGTGGTGATGGTGTAAAGGCGTTGGTTGAGATAACAAACACCGAGCGCCACCGAGACCACTATCGCTCACTGCGTGCATACTTTGACGACCAGTACGGATTAGAGCTGGACAAAACCGGAGAGAACGAGTCTCGTGCTTGCTTTGAGTCTTTCGACCCGCAGATTGTAATCAAGGAAGAGTACGAACGCTACGGCGGTATGCTCTCTGAGCGTTCGGAGAACCAAGAGCTACCCGAACTTGGCGGTAAGACAGACTTCAGTAAGATTAACACTGCTGCGAGGATGATTGCTAAGGCTAGGGATGGAGAGAAGCATAACATCTTAGCCAAGGCCTCAACCTTAATGGGTGGTTTCATCGCGAGCGGAATCGTTGAGGAGGATGTGGCTCGATGGGTTCTTCAAAGGGAGATAGAAAAGCGAAGCCCAGAAGACTTTGATGGTGCTCTCAAGACTATTAACGACGGTATTAAAAACGGCAAGAGCCAACCCATCGGAGAGACATTGAACGATGAGGAAAAGTTCAAGCGTGAGATGAAGCTCAATGACGGAGATATGTCTTTCATTTCGAGTGACGATGTGGATTACGATTGGATTGAAGAGTACGTGTATGGTAACATCCCCCTTGGGTTAAGCACAGGTAACCGCCGGGTTGATGAGTACTTTGTATTCAAGAAGGAGTTCGTAATGATTAACGGTCATAGCAACATAGGCAAGACAACGTTCGCTTTGTGGATGTTGGTAGCTAGTGCGATGAACCATGACTGGAGGTGGGTAATTTACAGCGCTGAGAATAGAACAGCCGCAATCAAGATGAAGCTCATGACCTTTGCTTTGAATAAGAAGATGACGAGCACGACACATGCTGAACGTAAGGCCGCTCGCAAGTGGGTTGAGGAGCACTTCATTGTCATTGACAACAGCAAGACCTACAGCTACATGGATATCATTCTCTTTTCAGAGAAAGCTCATCGACAACAGCCAATTGACGGTTTGTTCGTTGACCCTTACAACAGCCTGAAGACGGAGATGAGTGGTGCGCGTGGAATTGGCATGCACGAGTATCACTACGAGGCCGCATCGGAGTTCTTAACCTTTAGCAACAACATGGGGGTAGCTTTATGGGTAAATGCACACAGTATTACTGAGAGTCAGCGACGAAAGGGTGACGATGGTTTGCAGGTTGCACCATACGCAGAAGATACTGAGCACGGTGGCAAGTGGGTCAATCGTGCCGACTGCTTTATCACCCTTCACCGTAAGATTCAGCACCACGACCCTGTCCAAAGGAGATGGGTTGAGATGCACGTGCGGAAGGTAAGGGAAGTAGACACGGGTGGTAAGCCTACACCTTTCCATGAGCCATTAATCTTCGAGTTCAACTCAACGCAGTCAGGATTCGGGTTGCACGGGCCTGAGCCGTGGTTGTTTTCAACGATAGGTGAAAAAGTTGTTGGTAAACAAGCGGAATTTGAGTGAACCTTTCGTAGATTGTGAGGCATGGATTCTCGAAGAAGAAAGAATTTAACGAGACCGCTAAAGGGCAGGAAAAAAAGAGACCTCAACAGGGGTAAGGTGAAGCTTAAGTCAATGCTTGAGACTTACTGCTATGACAAGCTCAAAGGGGCAAAGCTAAAATTCGAATACGAGTCCGAGACGTTTCAGTTGGTGGACTCGTTTCGGTATCCGGGTGTTTACCATAAATCAACGAGGGGTAAGGATGTGATGACCAATGCTACTAACAAGGTAGTGTTAGCAATTAAGTATACTCCTGACTTTATTAGTCATGAAAATAAGTTTATCATTGAGACCAAGGGTTATGTACCATCACAGCACACTTTCCCATTAAGATGGAAGCTGTTCCTGAAGTACATGCATGACAATGACATGGATGACTACATGCTCTTCATCCCTAAAAATAAAAAGCAGGTAGACCACACCATCGAACTCATAAAATCCCACATCAATGACCGAGAAAAAACTGAGTGAGCTGTATCACTACGCCACCGAGGAGATACACAAGCTCACAGCACAGTTGTATGAAGCCCTCCACACTAACGAAGGGGAGCCGGAAAGGGATTGGCCTCTTACCCTTGAGAACGTGAGGAACTACAAGAAAGCTGTCATCATGGAGCTCGAATTTATCAAGCATGCCTTGAAGGAATACAAAGATGATTTAGATGCCTAGCAGCTTTTACAAAGACGTTGAGTTCGGAAATAGGGTAGAGGTTGCTTGGATGAACCACATGTCCGAGTGCACAAAGAAGGTGTACGAACAGTCTCACGGTAGGGTTCCGGGTTGGGATATCGTAGACCGAGAGAATGATGTTTACTTCGAGGTGAAGTGGGACACGAAGTCATGTGCAGTATGGTCGATGTACGGTGAAGTAAGGAAGCCAACGGGCAACCTGTTCATCGAGTACATAAACCCTAAGAAGAATGAGCACACCGGCATCAAGGCATCCATCTCAAAGTTCTGGGTGTACGTTGTAAAGCACTCACCAGATTTGCTTGTCGATGAGGATAGGATAGGGGAGTATCAGGCTCACGCCCACTTGTTCAACAAGGACCTGCTGTTAGACTTCTGCGAGTCAAGAAACCTAAAGACCCGAGACACTAAGAGAGATGTAGAAAAGGGGGCTTCCGCGAACGCAAGGGGATGGCTTCTTCCGTGGAGCGATGTTAACGAAGCAAAAAAAGAGAGTGGATGGCTGGCTGTTTACGATATCTCTGCATACCTTTCACTCCCTAGTTTAATTGAATGAAGATGTACACCACCAAAGACATTGACAAAATCTTAGGTTTTACCACATGGGAAGCTAAGCGTAAGCTTGATGCACTACTCAAGATTGACTGCTCATTGTATTGCTCCCTTGGAAAGGAATCAACCAAGGCTGAAAGAGATAACGTAAGAAAGCAATCTCGCAAAATCTACAAGGCCATAAAGACCTTTGACCCGCAAAATGGAGACATGTTTTTAAATGCAATGGACAGCAGGTGATGAGTGATTTTATGACAAGCGATGAGTTCGACAAGGGCGTACTCCAATTTAGAATAGACCAAATCATGGAGACTTTAACGGACCACGAAGCACTACTTGCCGATGGGTTCGAGTCGGCTTTGATTGGACACACGCAAGGTTCCAACGTGGTGGCCGTATACGATTACGACCTTTGTGTTCACATACTGATGGAGAGAGATGACATGACCTGCGAGGATGCCGTGGAGTTTATGGAGTTCAACGTGGTTGGAAGCTACGTGGGAGAGAAGACACCCATGTTTATCTCTGCTGTTTAAGTGGAAGTAACCCCTTGGGAAAGCCCTCACTTATTACGGCGGGAATTTTTTCTTCCCGATAGAACGGGTCAAGCTCAGCGCCAAAACATATTGTGCCCCACTGACCTAGAAGTATTGAGAAGTCTATTACATTGAAGTATCCGTTTCCATTCAGGTCTCCTTCCAACCAATCAGGGTTCTCCCAGTTTGCAAGCATAAGCAGCATGTCATTCATCCCCACTACTAAATCCCCGCTTACATCTCCTAAGCAGAAGGTTGGCTGGTCCGTAAGGCCGGGGCGTAGCACCGGGAGTGCGGCGTGTATCCGTTCTATTTGGCCGGGGGTAAAATTAGTCCTGCATGAATCCACGTAGTAATCCATGTGGTTATTGGGGGTGTAGTTGTACGCCCCCGGTGGGCAAATAGGGTTTTCACAACTCCAGTTAAGTTTAGTTGGTGGGGTATCACAAACAAAGTCCCCTGTTTCTAAACAATCCCCAAGATTTTGTCCGCAGTTATCTACGTTCCTGAACACATGATGCAAGCTAACAAAGTGCCCTACTTCGTGTATCAACGTTTTGTTCTCGTTATAAACATCAGACTCTAGTTGAGGGCCTTCGTTCCCGAACACATCAGACCTAACCCACACCCCATCCATCTCGGTAATGGGGGTGTAAGCCGTCCATGCAAATCCAAGTATTCCATTACAGAACTTAGGGAATATATGTACGTTCATGTATATCTCTCTATCCCATACTAGGTCCTCCACGTAGGCATCCATCCATTGGAACCCGCTCTGGCTATACGGTACGCATATGTTGTTTTGCTCCAGTATGACAGGAGCTCCCCAGAACTCATCAAAGTCATGGTATAGAATTGACACAAGGTCAAAGGTTAACATTGCCTCGTCAAATTCTTCATTGAGGTGTTCATGAGCAGACATGATGACCGACTCTGAAACATAGCTGTTTGGGAAGCTGTCTGTATAATGCACGTGCACTACATAGTTTATCTCCTCCCATTGAGGGGTAACATAAGGCATGCCCATAAATTTTGCTTGAAAATTTCCTTCGTCACCAAATACAGCACATGAATCCTGTCCTACAATCGCTTGGCACGAGAGCAGGTAGAGCACAAGAGTTAGATGTTTCATCGTTTAGTTTTCTCGATAGTTCGGCCTGCAAAGTACGCGCCAAATGATGTCAGCATAAGGATTTGAAGCAGGTCAATGTAGCTATCCTTTACATTGAACGGCCATTGTTCTATACTATCAAGCACCATGGTCAGACAGAACATAACCATGAGTGTGACGAGGGTCACAGGTCTGATGAGCTTGGCAAGCTTGACATCACTATTCATGTCCGCCTTCCACCGCTCAGTCACGTTGTTCTGATAAGCAATCTCTGCATCTACCCTAGCCTTTGCTTCTTCCGGGGAAATGCCGGGCTCTTTGTCTAGTAGGTTTTTTACAATTCCAAGCGCACCCCGGTCAGGAAGCATGTCCCCCACAGTGCTAAGCACGTTGGGTGCTTTTTCTGCGAGCCACTTACCAAGACTGGTGTCCTTAATTTTTTTGTCTTCCTCCATGATTAATCGAAATCAATATATGTTACTGTTACCTCATCGCCACACTCAATCGCCTCAGCAATTGGTTTGTAGATTCTTTTATATGCGTTCACTGAGCTGCCAACAAACCCGTCTGACGTGACGTTTTGTGTCTGTGTGTCCCCCACGAGCAGACATCCGCTGGTGTCATCGTCATCGTTGCCTGCATGAATCAAGATGTACTCAAAGTTTGGTACGTTCCTAACCCACAGCATACCCTTGTGCATATCACCGAAACGTTGAGAGTACCTTGCATGGAATCCTCCGACTGTACGCAAAGTAATGTCGTATGTGCCGGCAGGGATTCTGGTTTCGTGCATCACCTTTACATCACGATGCTCATCCTCAAGGGTGTATGACATAAAGTTGCGGTCACCATCTGTGACATCAAATAACAAGCCAATCGTGCTGTCTCTCTGGCTACTGAATCTTAGTACCTCTAGCTTCATTCTTCCGCTGATTCAATGTATTGCTCCTCTATATAGAATGATGGTCTCACCATGCCGAGGTAAGTATCAATGAAGTCCTTGAACTCTTTGAACTCTTTTGGCTCCATTGACTCTCTCTTGGAGCGAAGGTATGCGTAATAGTCTCTGGCATTTTTCAAACTCTTAGGCAGCGTCCTTGCCTCCCTCATGTAAAGCTTTGCCTGCTCTGGGTACTCAGTTTTTACATGGCCTTCAGCTACAAGCGGCTTAATACTTCTCCTATAATCCTCAGCGGAACGTCTCTTGTCAAATGGATTCTGACCTTCATCAATTATTCTCATGATTCTGTCTTCCCCCTCTCCTTCCATCAACGATTCTCCGTACTGCTCTGCAATAGATTCATACGCAGCCAAAGCTTCCTCAGATGAAAGTCTTCTGTCTCTGCCTAAGTCATCCATCTTCTTAACCAAGTAGTCAAGCTCTTTACTTGATAATCCAACGAGCTGTCCACCCATCAAGCCAAGCTTAAAGAAGTAGTGCAGGGTAAGCGCATCCTTGTCTTCCGGTCTGACGTAATACTCCATGCCAGTAGACGATACCACCTTGTTGTTTGGAAGGTTGATGTTCTCAATAGTGGTTCTAGCATCATCAAGAAAGTCACCGTAAGGCCCCAGTCCACGGAACAGTGCTTGCGTTTCGTCCCTTGTACGGCCCTTGTAATACATGGTAGCCCCCTTCCCTATACGCTTCCACCGTTCATACCCATCGTCGTCGCCTAGGTCATAGTCACCCTCTCGCATGACATCCATTGGATACCATAGGTATCTGTTCATCATGGCCTTGATTTTATTATCAAGAGGTCCATATGGAGGTAGTGGCTGTGCATCTACTACAACCTGAGTAGATATGTCTCTCCATGTGTTTTCTTCTGGCATCTTTTCCTCTTCCTCATCACCAAACAGAGCTGAATACAGAGCGTATGTTATACCTCCAAGAACAATCTTGTTGACATATTGGAATAGAGCCAGCTCAGTCGCATGTCCGACCATAGCAATCGAACTTTCTTTCCTTGTTAAGGCATCACCCAGTGTCATCCTTGCTGAGTCAACAGAGATACTTCGCTTCTTGTTGACCGCAAACCTAGAGAACGGCAGCAAGATGTTTTGAGCGAGGTAAGCAATCGTTGATTTGAATCCCTTCTCCTGCTGGTACAGGTCAGCCGCTTCTCTCGGTGTAGATGCAGCTTGGTCTTTGCTAACCATCATGTCAGCATAGCTCAGGGCTGTCTCGTTGGGGCTTGCCGCTTCAGCATCCCAATCAATCTCATCGAAGCTATCTACGACACCTTCAGATATTAGAGCGTCGCCATAGAACACAAACCAAGAGGCAACGGCAGCCACCTTATCTGTACCCTTCAAGTTCTTTAGTGAGAAGTCGCTAAACTTCTTGCTGATTTTAAGGATGGTGGGCTCATCAAACGAGATTGAACCGGTGTAGGGGTCAATGTTACCAGCCTCGTAATCTCTCTGGAACACGGGGGAGTTCTGCAACAGCTTATATCTGCCGTCATCAAGCGCAAGCTTACTGTCTTCTCTTGCGGCTGTACCTAGGGTGTAGGCCGCCATCTCATACACGATTCCAATCAGGTAGGGAATCGCCTGTAGCGGATTACTTGTCTGGAACATTACGGAGGTGAGCACCGTGCTTTGCTTGAGCGTTTGGAAGAACACCCCACCAAATGCCTTGATGATTGCGGCCTGCCTTAAAACATAGATAGGATTCACGAACCGAACCCCCCTTATTCTTCCCGTAGGCTGGAATACTACTGGTACTTTACCTGTATCCTGCTGAACGTAAAGCATTATCTTCCTCTCCAACTCTTTTCTAGCGGCTGTGTCGGTGATTAATTCCTTCATTGCGTCGCTATTCATTGCATGGTTAGCAGCAACTACATCACCAACGGTCTGAGATAATATGATGTTGTCTCTCAGCGTTCTCTCATTGATGGCAAAGAAGTCAAGTCCAATCCTGTTCTTTCCCTTGAGGGAGCGTGGGTTTCTTTCAAAGCTACTTCCAGCAACCTTCTTGGAGCCGGATAAGGATGTTCCAGCCAGCTGTTCTTGAAGCGATTTTCTCATCCTGAGTATGTCGTCCACATCTCTAACTCCTGTTTCTGGAATCACTTCAAACGCCGTGTAATTATCTTCAGTTTCAAGTTCCTTACCGAGATATCTTTCTACGTAGTTTCTGAACTGAGGCATGAGGGTTGAGTGAATATCGCTCACGAACTGAACGTACCCAGCAATGTCCTTCCTGTCTGACTCAACCTTGCTTATAAGCTCAGGCAGTGTAGTCGCATCACCGAACAGGTAGTTGTACGCATCTTCAAACTCATTAATCTCTTCTTTGCTAAATGTTTTCTGCTGCTCGTAATAATCAATCGTTCTCCGCATAGCGTTACGAATCTCGATGTACCAAGCAGCCTCAGCGCCAGCTCTTTCCCCCTCAAAATCTGGAAGCTGTCTTGCCATAGAGTATATCTGCGCAATGGCATTATCCAGCTTGGTGGTTACGCTACCCCCTTCTTCAGCAATCCTATTTATCTCAGCCTCGACAAGCTCTACAATTTGAGCGTGCATGAAGTCGGCCCTAGCAAAGCTGTTAGTAATCTGAGCCAACCCAATTGCTACTCTGAGTTTAGCCATTGTAAGCCTGTCTGTTATTACGAGATGACTGAGGTACGAGTTAACAGTGTCTAGCGGACTAAACAAAATACCTGAACGCCCCTTGAGTCCCTTTGATTTTCTAAGCCTTGATATATAATTGGGCATATCAATGACACCCTTCACAAGGGAGTGCATATACCCAATACCATACACAGCATCGTTGATAATATAATCGTCCAGCCTGTAGTCAAGGTTAATGATGTGGTGACGCTTGAGCATCTGAAGTCGCTTCACTAGCTGGTCAACATCTAAGTCCTCCACACTGTAGATACCTAGGATGTCAGCAATCTGACTGTCCTCAAGAAGCTTTTCGATGTTGGCAACTATGCGAGGCACAAGAACATCATAGATGATAGCGTCCTTCTGTAGCTCCTCCTTGGTTGACGCCTGCTCCGCAAGAATCTGAGTGACGATATCAATGTGTGCAGGGTTGTTCTCGTCAAGCGCAATCAGCTCCCCTGTATCAGGATGTGTAACGGTGGGGTTCTCATCGATAAAGTTGAGGATAGCACGACGGCTATAGGATAGACGGCTACGCTCATAGTTCTTTACCAGTTTGTCGTACTCTTCCTGAACGCTTGTATTGTTCTTGGCCGCTCTCACCTGAGCTCTAGCCATAAACAGGGATTGACGCCCAAGCTCCTCCATTGCAGAGTAGGTACTCAGCACAGCTCTTAGTGTTTCGGCATTTGTCTTGGGGGATGACACCCCCACGTAAGCCTCAATCTCTTTATCGAATTCAGCTTTGGTCTTGGACATGGAGCTGATGGTCTGCATCAGCGTCTTGACGAAGTTCTCAAGTTCTGCCTGAGGCAGCAAAGAAGGATTGATAGCTGCCAATGCCTTGGCAATCTTTGCGTATGTCGCGACGCTCTTGGGTGCTGCTCCTCGTCCTCGAACATTTGCCATTCTCTTGAGCCGAGCCTGTAAAGTTTTTGCGTACTTGATACCATCTAAGTATCTCTGCATCTCAGCTTTCGTGTCACGCTGGTCAAAGATGATGGAAATCTTATTAATGAACGACTGCATAGCATCCAAGCCTTCTTCCTTTACTCTCTTACCACTAGTCTTGTGAGCTTGTCTGATGTATTTAACCAACGCCTTGACCTGCCCTCTTGTGAATGGAGTCTTAGCGTTCTCTTTCATGCGTGCATCGATAAGCTCAATGGCCTTAGCAAGGAACTCGTTAAACGTCTCAGACTTGTCTCGCAATTCCTCAAGAGACTTCTTCAGGTTCTTTGCCTTGGTGGACATCTTGCGGGTTTCTGCTGCGTGCCTCATGGCTACGCGCATACCCTCTCTCCTTCCTTTAGTGCGCCCCTGCCTGTATGCAACAGCTTCCTTGTACATACGCTCGGCTGCCTCCTTGGTCATACCGTAATCAATCAAGGTGTCAATCACCTCCTTCTTCACCCTGACAAACGCATCCATCTGCATGCTTTCGTCAATACCTGTAACGGGATTCTTTCTTCTCTTGTCTCTCTTTACAATTGGTGATGGGTACTTGGAGTCCAGCATCTGTGATACCAAGCGAATCAGGTTGCCCTGCGCCTTACCTTCCTCTTGCACCATGTTCTGTGCCTTGCCCTTGTACCGGGCCATCCCGTATGGCTGATTCCTCAGTCCAAGTAATGCGTGCCATGCGGTGTCAGCTGCCTTGGCCGGGTCTTTAAATGTTCCGTCTTTTCTCTTTCTCCCCTCGTATTTCCTAGAGAATGTCTCTACAAACGCCTCTCTCCTGAACCCTCTCTCAGTCACGAGAACGTCCTTTGCTGGAACCTTGTCCTTAAATAGGTGCAGCTTCGGTTGCTTTTTATTGCCGTTCTCGTCCACTTGAATTACAGCCGCTGGGAATATGGCTGAAGCCTCCGCATCCTCTACGAATGTTACATCGGAGTCAATCTCAATAGCACCATAAATCATGCCGGGAGGCACTGCCTGAAGGAACTCTTCCGTAAGCATACGGGCTACAATAGCCTTGACCACGCTACCACCCTGAGACTTGCCCACTTTGTCCGTGTCAAGCATTTCTTGGATAGCATCCCTAGCCTCTTGATTCTCCTTGAGGGCAACGCCCATGTTGACAAACATCCTGTCCGTAAAGTACTTACGCTTACCAAAGTTAGACCCCTTGACGCTACCCATATACTCCAGTATCCTTGATACTACCTCTGCCCTTGAGCCGTCTATCCTGATTGGTCTTTCTTTAGGGAACGTCTTCTTGAATGTGTCAATAATCAGCTTATTGAATACGGACTCTGGCAACACGCCCTGCTCCATAAGGAGCCTAAGGATTTGCTCAGAAGCTCTTAGTGCACCCGTATTACTGAACAACTTTTCTTGAGTTCCGCTGACCAGAGTGAAGAACACCTTGCCGTCTGGAGATGCTTTCCTCATGGCGTTAATCTTCTCATCCACAACCTTCGCCTCCTTAGTGTCAGCGAATGCCCACACGTTTCCGGAGTTGACTGGGTAGAACACTCCACCTCCGCCCTCAAAGATTTTCTCCCCGTCAAAATACACCGCACCTACCATGAGGTTGTCAGGAGATGATGTCATAATAGTCCTACCCTCCAACAATTCGAACGCATCCTGATTATGAACGACAGCTCGACGCATTAACTTCTTAAACTCAGAGTCATCCTTAGCGTACTTATTAGAAAACCTGCCAAAATTTTGAGCTTTGTTGGTGGTCATAGCCTCCGTGCTCTTTACAGTTTGACCCGGGAGAATCTGTTGGAACTTAACTGTCGTTCCGTCTTTGTTCACCACATTGTATCGCTCATCGGCTGGCGACACCTTCTCTACATCTTTCGCCAACACCAGTGCTCCGATTTGAATTACCTCAGAGGCAGACGCAATAGGGTTACCGTCCCTTTTGTCGTAGAACCAACTGTGTCTAAATGGATTCATACCAACCTGCACCCATCCCTCAAGCTTTCCAATCGAAAGGTCGGACATGTTGTACTCGTCACTGTTCATGATTTCCTCAGCCCTATCTCTAAGTTGTTGGGGGTCATGATTACTCCAGTCCCCAAACATCCTAGCGATGGTGGTCTTTCCCTTTTCGAGGGCTATGTTTAATGCACCTTTAGGCACTGAATGAAACTCTACGTTGGTAGCTAGAGCTGTTTGCCCATACCCAATAGACTTACCACCAAGGTTTGGAGTACGTTCCTCGCCTCTTGCACCTTGGTGAATGGACACTACCCACACATCGTAATTATCGTAAGCCGGAATATCAAGCCTCAAGCCTACGTAGTAGTTGTCTGGAATCTTTTTATTTAATCCAATGATACCGGACTCAAGCTTGTTGCTTGTTAGTGCCGCACCAATATCAAGTGTGGTTGGAACTCCCGGAACAGATACAAATGGTGTGATAGGAGTCTCTTCCCTGACCACCTCGATGTACTGGTCTTGAGTAATATCTTGAGCTACGTAATCCTTGAGGGCAGTAACCACCTTGGGGCTACGCTTCCGCCTTTGGCTTTCATCGAGCTTCAACTCCTCTCTTCTCTGTTCTAGCTCTCCTTCAGTTACGCCTTCGGCATCTAGATATGAATCTCTGCCCGGCTTATCCTCTAAGGATTTAAGCATGGCTTGAGCCTTTCCGTTAGCCATACGCTCAGCGTAATCAAATGCCTCCATGTATTCATTGAGACGGATACCCGCACCAACTTCTCCCTCACCCTTGACAAAAAACACAACGTCCGGCTTGTCTATAAGTGGTGAGTCGGGGTCGTTCCAGCCATCTGGTGCAAACTCCTCATTGAAATCAAGCCTAGCTACCGGCTTCCATCCGTTACCCACGTAAATGTTTTCAAGCTTAGTCGCAAAAGCATCATAAAACCTACCACCAGCCTTTTGTCTAGCTGTCTGCAGGGGCTTGCTAACTGCTTTGAGTTGAGAATCTGGGTTTTTGAAGAGCCCGCCCATATATCCATTGGCCTTTACGTAAGCACCAGCCAATCCATCCTTAGTCATAAACAGCCTACCGCCATCATCAAGAATCTGTTGAGCATCCTCGACAGTAATGGGGTCCACCTGAAGGAACATTTTCATCTTAAGCTCGCTCATCCTATCAGTAGCCTCCGCCATTGCGGTGGCATACCTAGAAGCATCCGCAACCTCTTCAACGTCACGCATCCTCGCCTCCATACCCTGAAGTTTGGGGGCTGTCAAATCCTCAAGCTCCACCATCATAGCGTTGTATCCCGCCTTAACAGCAGCAACACGGACTTCTTCTACAGATGTGAGCTCTTCACCTTCAGCCATCTGCCCCGTAAGCTTTTTCATTGCATCAACTAAGTCTTGAACCTTGGGGTCAGCATTAGAAAGGTCAATATCACGTGTACCGGGGATTGTGTTGTACGCCTTAATAAGGAATGACTTAAATGAATTAAGCAACCCCTTCTTGACAGCAACATCTACATTGCCCGCAGACATGTCGGCCAGCAGCTCAATTAAAAACTCCTCTGCTACCTCTGGATTTTCTCGGATAGCCTTGCGGATATCGCCAGCATTGCCATACTGCCTTAAAAAGTTCGTGTACTTGGACCTGAGTGGACCAGTAAGAGATGCAAAGAACTGCTCAGCCATTCCGGTAACTGCCTCCTGACCAAGAGCTTCAAGAACAACGTCATGGAAAGCCTCATGGAATCCAGTGTTTTGAAGTATGGCTGGAGCGTAGACGTGAATCTCACCTTTTCCTAAGTAAGCACCGCGAGCGTCACGTCCTGTGGCTGCTCGGAAAGAATCGAGCGTTTTATGTATTGTGACTTTTGTCACCTTACCAGTCTTGGTCAGTGCCTTAACAGCTGTCACCACATTTCTCAAAGCCTTTTGCATCTGAGAACCACTCTTGAATGAGCCGTCATCAAACTGGTCGATACTTTCAAACGTGGTGCCGTTGATAGCGTCGAGAACCGCGTCAGAATTTTCAGCTGTTACAGTTACAGAGTCTGCATCACCTTGGAATAGCTCGCCATATCCGCTGTATCTCTTATCAATCCTAGCGATACCCCTAAGAACCCTATTGGTTTCACTTTCGATATCGATATCATACTCAAGTCCAAACTCAGAGTCAAGTCTGCCTCTTTCATCAAGAAGGGCTGTCATCTCGGCCTTCAACTTGGCTCGTGTGTCTTCGTCTTGAGCTCTGCTGTGTTCGACACCAAGCTTTGCGATTCTCTTTTGTATCTCCTCAATCTTTTGGAATGCCTCTGGATTTGTTTCTGCAAGACCTTCATAAAACTTTGCTCTGCCCAGCTTTCTATCCCAAGCTCTGGCAATAGCATCGTTAAGCTTCTTGCCTATCTCCTTTCTGAGCTCCTTTGTGGGGGCGTTATCATAGTCCTCAGCGAGCTGTGTGATTACAACTCTATCTCGGACCGAGTTAACAGCCGTTGCAGCTAGAGAGGTTGCCTTTACACCTACCGATAAAGCTCCTGTTGTTCCGGCAATACCACCACCAAGTACAACACCTGCCAACCAACCCTCTTTTGTAGCATCCCATAATCCCTCCATGCTGAACTCAACATTAGGGTTAACTTTGCTGTTGATGTAATACTGACCAGCAGCTGTAACCCCTTCAGTAAACCCCTCCTCCACCATTGCAAGACCTACGTTTTTCATAAGGCCCTTGACAAAACTTTCTATACCCTTTTTCCCGGCTGACCTCAATACATTTGTAGCGATAGCAGCACCAACAAATGCCGGAGCCCCTTCCAAGAAACCCATAACACTGGTGTACCCAGCTTTTTCAAGCCCGTCCATCTCTTGAAACCACTCCTCATCTCTTACCTGATTGTATGTAGAAGCCATACCCATGAAGGTTGTGGCACCCAACGCTCCAACATGGGCAGAGGATTGGGCCCGTCTAGCCATTTGAGCGGACACAGTCGTTTTACCCTTACTTAAAGCGCGTAAATTTCTGTTGGCTTCAATGAACTTTCTTTGAGCTGCAACCCTTTCTGCACCCCTCAAGCCCTTTACAGCTTTTGCATACCCCATACCGCGCATTGACCTACCTCTAGTTAACCAGCCGGCTGCCAAAGCACCGCCCATCATTGGCATAGACTCCCCGCCCAACCTTAGTGACTCATCAACCCACTGACTGATAGCTTGGTCAGCTAAACCCACCTCCCCTTCAGACAGCTCCGTGCCAATCTTTTCCATAAGGTCGCCCGTTCTATCCCAGTAGCTTTGAAGTGAGAATGGAAGTCTTTTTGCGGCCTCCTCTGCAAGCCTTTTACTTTCGTCAGCTGACTCAATAAGGTAGTTCGAAAGCATGTTGTCGTCTCCGGCCATCGATGCCCACATATCGCCCAGCATGTACTTGGCACCCGCTAAGTTTTCCCTCCAAGCCTTGCCAATCGTAGTGCCTAATCCAGCTGAATTGTCCTTTAAAAACTCGTAACCCCCCACATATGTGTCGCTATTTAGGTCAACGACTACACCAAACTCATCCATCAGCTCTCGCTCTAAATTGGACAGCTGCTCTGGGTTGTTTCTAATCTCTTCCGGCACCATCTCCCGAAACTTGGGGCCGCTCGTCATAGCCGCCAACCCCCCTATCTTCTTCATCGCTTCGTTAGCCCTCTCGCTTTGGGTGTACTTTTGCGTCATTGCATAATCACCCTCCACTTCGTCCCTTCCTAGCATGTTGTTGGCTAAGTTCTCGTCAGTGCCAGCAAGTAGAAATCTATTGACCTCGAAGTCGGGGTCGCCAGACTGGTACAAAAGGTCAATTATCTCTTTCTTAGCGGCATCCTTTTGGTCCTCAGTTGCAGAAGCATCGTATTTAACTAGAGAGTCACGAATCAGGGTGTTCCTTACTGCGTTATCACCTTGGTCGAACGGGGCTAGGAACTCTTGTTTTGATTGCGCTACTTTCCGATATCTATCTACGTCAAATCTTTCGCTAATACCCTGAAGATATGCGTTATCAAAGTCCTCAGCGTAGGTGCTGATTATGTCTGCCTGATATTCAGGGACTACCTTGTCACCTATTCTCGGTGCGGTAAGCCAATCCGAAAGTGCATCGCTTTGTTCTCCACCCAAATCTGTAGGCGAGCTTGAGCCCAATGAACCCACCCCCAAAACAGAGGGATACGGTGAGGCTTCTTCTTTTTTTTTTTGATTACCGAGCAAGTAGTCTCTGATAATCTTCTTCATCTCAGTCTCATCAGCACCATTGGCTTCTGCCTGAGAGAGTAACGCTTTCAGCTTCTCATCCATGCATCAAAAATAAGGATTAATTACCTTGGCGATACTGGTCCAATAAGAGTTGCGTCTCAAACTCAACTGGGTTGATTCTAGTGCCGGCTTCATACAGCAAATCTCGTCCAGTCCTCCTTCCCTTTGGCTGTCCAACTGCTAAGAATCCACTAAGAATATCATTATATCCAGCTTGGAACTTCCACACCCGCTCAATCTTCAGGTCTGTTCCTTCAAGTTGCATTGGTAGACCCTCAATCATACCCGGTCCGTAAGCAATATCAAATCCAACCAACTGACCATTGGAATCATGAATGGTATTCTTAACCATAATCATCCTTCCTGACTGGTCGTTTACGGTAGGGTCTGCCTCTGCGTTTTTTACAGCGGGGGAGTCAACACTAATAGGGAACTTAAATTCCCTACCCTTAACGCTTGCGGGTACAATATTGTGTCGGACATTTGGTTGTTCGGGAACATCGACAACCCGACCCTGTTCGTCTTGTATTTGATGCGCAGGGATGGTCATCGATTTTGCAATAGGCACAAGCTGAGTATCAAATGATTCTTCGCTTGCCGCTTCCGCCTCTTCTTGAGCCGCTCGTGTGGCCTCCTCCCGTAACTCGTCTGCTTTAACGGATGAAGCAATCTGAGACTGCTGATTTACCACCTCCACTCGGTTTCTTGCGACTCTAGCGGTTTGCTCAGCCCACACTTTTACAGCCTTTCTTTTTTTTAGCATCTCTTTCCCACCGACCATAGTTGTAAACGCATCGTCAGGAACATCAAACACCCACTCTCCCTTCTCATTGAGAGAGCCGCTTGAGAGCGTGTAGGTATTACCGTTGTACGGAATCCCCTCTAAGAATAGGTCTTCTTGATTATAGTAATTTGCCGCATTTTGGATGTCTTTAATAGAAAGCTCAGTCTTCCCCGGTACATGGAGAGTCTTCCACCCAACAGCTTGCACGGCCTCCAGCAATTCGGGTCCTCGAAGGGAGAGAAGCGCATCAATCTCGTCATTAACATCTGCGTAAATCGAAGCTTCATCTAACTCACCCGTTGCAAGTTTGTACGTGGGGTCTAATACCTGATACGAATCTGATTTTGCGCTAAGCTTGCCCTCATAAATAGAGGAGCCTACTTTCTCTGGCATGTAGCTGGTCCCCGCCCACTTTGTCTGCGGGATAAAAACATCATCTAGGCTGGCTATGTTTGACTCTTGCCAAGGCACATATCCATCACCCACCTTAACTGTAAGTCTTTGGTCCACTTCATCCCACACAAAATCAGCTTTGTTGTATTCATTATAAAGCTGTAGGTTTTCCTCAACGCCCCCAGAAAGGTTAGCGTATGAGCCATTAGCAATTGAGTTTCTGGTTTGATTGTCAAGTGCGCTTTTAGCTGAAGTTATGTTTTTAAACTGAGTGAACTCATTTTTTAATGCGAGATATGCGTTAACGTCAGACTGATTCTGCGTTTGATACGCTCTGGCTGATGCCTCCTGCATCTGATTAAGTAGCATTTGTCCGCCGCCTCTATACTTGGCAGCCACACCAGCAGGTACAGACTCGTCCATTGCTGAGGTTAAACCATACGTAGCGTTCAACCTAGCCCTTCTTTGTTCTTGACGGTCATAAATATCCTGAAGGCTAAGGCGAATGGATTCTCCCATTTCCTTACCCATCTGCGCATAGCTAACGCTTGGCGCTAGATACCCTGTCTTAAATCTTGTTCCTTCTTCAGCCATTGTTTTATGCTTTTTCGAACCTTCTAACCATCTTGCCTACGAATTTATGAAGAGGTGTCTTACCCTTACTGGAAAGCTCTCTCATTCTTCTAGCGTCCTCTGGGTTAATTACATACTCACCACCAGTCAGAGCAATACCAACGTCCCTTCCATCTTCATCAACTACGTACATCTCGTTTGTGTCGTGATTGAATTCACCGGGTGTCTTGTAAACCTCACCACCACGCTCAAACCCTAGTATCTTCTTTAGGCCGTCAGCCTGTCCAGCTGCAGCAAGACCGCCGGTAGCTATCGTTGCTATTCCACCCAAAGTTCCAGCAACGCCTTGTCCAATCTGTTGTTTTGCCTGAGCCATTTGCGCATCAGCCAAAGCCTTAGCGTCATACCCATACTCCAAATCTCTAGTTGACCTAGCCTCTCTAAGTTGAGTTTCTTGCTGTCTTGCAGATGCCAGATTCGTCAGTGCTGCGGTTTGTAGCTGTTGTTGCTTCATGGCTTCCTCCCCGAGCTGGGACTGAGTCTGTTGTTGGGCCTGCATAATCGCCCCTAGACCCCTTGAGCCGTACTGCTGGGCAGCCTGAGCTGTAGTAGCGAGAGACCTGTTGATGTCTTGATTTCGCATCTGAAGCAACCTTTGGTCATACGCATTTTTTACAGCATCATAGTACTCAGACGGTGTAGATAATGACGGCTGGGAAGCCTTGAGGTTTTCGAGCTCAGTATTAGCTTTTCTTTGTGCTTCACCTGCGCCTTTCTTAGCCTGAATACCTTGAGCGATATCTACGATACCACCAGCTAGACCGCCCAAAGTTTGTGTGCCCAACCCAATCAGGTCAGCTTGAGCCTGAGTAAGCCCAGTATTTTGAGTTTCGGTTGTCATAATTACTGTTGTTTTGCTGGTTGCCCGTCGTCATGTAGAGGCGATGGGGTGTAGTTCATATTCACTGCATAGAGCTCTACGTCACTAGTACTGTCGTTTGTCAACTTCACCTTGGCGTGATAGTCTCTCATGTGGTCTCCATTAACCTCGTCGTTGGATACGGCGATAAGTGTTGTCCCAAATGTTCCGGCTGCGGAGCCATCTAACTGAATGGTTTTTCTATCCAGAATTTTAGATATCACCCTGCCAGTAGCAGACGAGGAGTTTGAGCTAAGTATCCTAATCTCATCCCCAATACCGAATGGCAAGTTGCTAATCCTGTTCTTAAACCTAACCTGATTCAGTGCTCCCCCGGACAGTTGGTCTACCTCCCCAAGAACAACAATATTTGAACCAGAGGAATCAGATGTTGCGTCGCTAATATCCTTTGGGATGACAGTGTACCTCATGCCCTCTCTGTTCTCAAACATCTCTGCTGTGATGCTAGTTGTCTGAGAGGAATTAGATATAGTACCATCCCAATTGCTATCACCCTCCAGCCCAATAGCGTTATAAACCTTTACCGTGGATGGGTTTTGCCTAGAAACCAACTCAACCATAGAGTCGTATTGTGTTCCGTAGAAGTTGTTGTTTGTGTCGTTAACGTTGTGCCTGTACATCTGCCCATTCTCAAATGAGAAGAACCTATTGTGAAGGTTGGTGTACAGCTCCGGATTAAACGAATAGAAGCTTAGCCAGAAACCCTTAGTGGTGCTGTATGCAAGCGTATTTCCATCATCATCCTGACCATCAGTAACAGATATAGTCACTGATGAATCCGAGGACTCTCCAATTTCAATTAGGGTAGACGGGAAAGAAATAGAGCCATCAGCGGGATTGATGAGTCCCACACCCCTGTACTTGCCATCTGACGTTAGGATGTCGATTTTGATATCCGTTGTAACCAATCTCTTGCTTGGGTCAATGAAGACGGAGCCTCTTTCTGTAAGCTTGTCAACAAACATAATTGACTCACCCCAACTATCCCACTCAAGCCGATACGATTCAGGCGTTACGTTAGTGTCGCTCCAGATGATTGAGTCTTTATCCCAAGTCATCATGTTACTACTTCCGTACACCGCCTTAACCTTTCCGGATGGGTCAGCAACCCTTGCGTTTGTAGGTGGCTTCTGAACATCCCCAACATTATTGCTGTCGATGACGATATCATTAACGTCTTGCGACTCAGTAGTCACAACAAACTCATCGTTCTCCGGGTCAATACCACAAGGAATCCTAGGGACCGAGTCTCTAAGCAACAGGTCTGCAAACAACCCCTCAAAGAACGAGCTCATATTCTTGTCGCTAATAGGCTCAATGCCGTTGCTCGACAAAGCAAACACCTTTCCGGCATCCATGTCGCAGAAGTATGTAACTCCGAATCGTTCAACAATAGATTCTGGGTTTAGTCCCGGTCCAAATGAACCAGCAAAATAGGTTTCTGTTCCTAGCACGTTCGTACTAGTGACGAGCATGCCATCTCCAGAAGACTCAATTAGCTGTCTGCTGATTCGTGTGGCTTAGAGTTGTAATCCTTGTATGGATATAGCAGAGGGTTGAATGAAGACAGGTTTAGCACAGAAGAATCAGAGACGAATGGTGCGCTGTACGTAATAGCTGTATGCCTCCTAATCTCCTTCTGGTCTGGCGTTTCGATGAAAGGTCTTCCGATGCTGATGGCCTTAGAATCGAAGAAGTCGCTCACAGATTCATCTTCTACCAGCCACTTTCTATACAGTTGGTTATCAGGAATGGTTGGATTGTAAGGATATGTAATGTTTGAGTTGTTATTAGGATTATAGTCTGACTCAGGGTTGCTTAGCTGCTCTCTTATCCTTAAATACACGTCGCCTTGAGTTAGGGTCACGACTCCTTTGTGAATGCTGTTACTGCCTCCAACGGTAGTGTCGATAGAGCATGAAATAGAGTTGGCTTGAGATATGTCAGACTGGTTAAATGGCACGCCACTAAACACGCTGTATGCATAGCTCCCGCTACTTAATGGCCTTATTCCAGCAACGAATACTGAAGAGGCTGCCGTGATTATCTTATCGCCTAGGTACAGCCTTTGATTTGATGTGAATGTGGTAGGGCCAGTTACATTGATTGAGAATAACGGAGAGGTGCTGTTAGACCTATCGCCAGCATGAGTCCTAACACCTCCGACTTCAATAATGTCATACTGCTTCTTTACTTCATAATAAATTCTTGACTCTTCTGTGTCATATTTCTTTGGTCTGCATATCTCAACCAAACAGTTCTGACTGAAAAAGTCTTTTGACAATAGAACGTCACTTCTGGAAAACCCTGACACATTGTTATCTCTTACCGTCAAGAACCAACCAGTCCTTCTGTAGTTTGTTTCATCAGAGTCCTGACTATTATCACCTAATAGTATGGGGTTCTGGTCGTCGTCACTGTAGTGTTTGTACGATGTAATCACAAACTCGTGAAGAGGTCTTTGCACGGTTTGGTTTTGGTCCTCATACTGAAGCACACGAAGGATGTCTCCTTCATTAAACTCATACGATATCTTCGCACCCTTGAAGTCACGATAGGAATTGGCCTTGCCTTCTAGACCCCTCATTGATATGAAAATCTGACCGCTAATTCCATCGTCCAAGCCTTGAATAATCGGCCTAGTTCCTTGTCCATCGTTAGAGCGAATATCGACAAACTCAGTCTGCTTGCCAGTTGCTGCTTCGTTGACTACGACTTGAATAATCTTTTCGTAGCTCGTATTCTTCGAGTAAACAGTAGCCCACTTCTTAGCCCAAGTAGGCGGTTCATGCAGGACACGAAAATCAATCTCCGTCCGGCCATTGTTACCTTGTCGGTTCTCTCCAAAATGCTTTACGTAATTCTCGCTAATTGGTTGAACTCCACATGGTCTGTTTCTATCGTCGTAGTAGACGATACCGAAGTCGTGAGTAGCGCCAGCTTTGAATGATGTCACTGCCTCTCCGTCTGTAGCTGTTAGGTCGATTGAAGATGAGCTGAGAGAGAAGTTCTCCCAGTATGAGCGAATAGCCCCATCCCCTATACTGT